CTCCCCGCTGGTGGTTTCCAAGCTGTGTGGAACTTCAAGAACAACCAGCCTAACGACTACTTCACCCGCAAAGAGTCTCCCACTTCCGGCGGTGGCAAGAAGGTGTACTGATGGCTAATAACATTGCTTTTCAGCCGATGGGTAAGACCGTCAAGGTGATTGGCGGTGCTGCTGTCAACAACGCCACCCTAACGTCAGACAGCCCATCCAATCAGTATTGCCTGGTCAACCACAGCACTCAGCCAGCATACGTGTGGATTAGCCCGTCTGAAAGCCCTGTGAATGTTGCGTTGCCCACAGGCTACAACAGCAACGCAGCCTATGCCATGATTCTGGACAAGAACAGCCGCATCATCATCACTGGCCCACAGTCTTCATCTTCTAAATCTGTGCAGGTTTCTGTCATTGCGGAAAATGACAGCCCAGAGGTATATGTCACTCCTGGAGAGGGGTTGGCATAACATGGCAACACCCGAAATTGATTTAGTCAAATACGGCGTACTCTGGCAAAAGGTAGAAGACTATGAACGCCGTTTCGATGACATGGACAAAAAGATGGACAAGATGGAAGACCAACTTGCTCATCTGGTTGCCCTTGCAAATCAAGGTCGTGGTGGATTCTGGGCTGGTATGGCTATTGTGTCTGCTATCTCTAGTGCTGTAGGGTACGTGTCACATATGGTGGGAAAAACAAATTGACCCAGTTACCGCATTCGCCCTCTGCAAGACAGCATATAGCACCATCAAAGGTGCTATTGACGTTTACAAAGACCTAAAACGCACAGGCTCAGACCTGTCTGACATGACCACCGAAATAGGTGGCGCACTGTCCAACTTCTTCCACGGTCAATCTAAGCTGGAAGAGCATCAAGAAAATTTAGAAAAGCAAAAGAAGCTAGACCAGAAGAAAGGTAAGAAGTCCAATCTGGTTCAGGAAGCCATAGACAATGTTATACGTGTCAGGCAGACTAAGCAGTTCTACGCAGACCTAGAGCGCATGGTGCGCTGGGAATTGGGTATGCCTGACTTGTGGAGAGAGATTGTTGATGAACACAAAAGGCTTCTGCAAGAGCGCATAGACGCTGAATTACAGGCAGAAAAGGAAGAGCGCAAGCGCCAGCAAGCCAGCCGGGCATTCTGGCAAAAGTGGGAGCTGAGAGCGGCGATGGCGATAGGCATCATGTTTTTTCTCATTGCCATGACAGGCCTGTTTTACGGCATCCATCTTGACTACCAGCAAAGAAAGAAGGAAGATACCTTCAATCGTAAGTTTTTTGAGAAGCAATGGCAAAATCGCGATGTACAGGACTGCTGGGTGGCATACCAATCAACAGGCCTGATTTCTGAGTTTTGTATGCGATTCATGGGAAAGCCAAATGGAAACATTACTCAATCTCCTTAAAGGCGCAGCGCCCGGTCTGGCAACCATCGTTGCTGGCCCCCTGGGTGGCGCTGCCGTGTCTGCCATTGCCAGCAAACTGGGTGTGTCTGACACTGTTGCCGCTGTGACAGAGGCTCTGCAATCAGACCCAGAAGCCGCACAGAAGTTGGCAGAGATTGACCTCAAGCAATTCCAGCTAGAGAATGAAGACCGCTCTGGCGCTCGTCACATGCAAGAGGTAGCACTGCAACAAGAAGACTGGTTTGCTAAAAACTTCTTGTATTTGTTCACCGCCACGTGGTCAATCTTTGCCATGACGTTCTTTGCCGTTGCATCTTTCATGCCCATACCCGATAACAATCAGCGCATTGTTGACACGATTATTGGTGTGCTTATCGGTACGGTGCTGACTGGTTTCTTCAACTTCTTCTTTGGGTCATCCAAGGGAAGCAAAGACAAGACTGACGCACTTGTGAGAGGTTTGAAATGAATTTGTCTGAACACTTCACCCTGGAAGAGCTGACGCACACAGACCATCGCACGTTGGACAACACGCCCAACATAGATGAACTTGCTAACCTGAAACGCTTGGCTCAGTTTTTGGAATCGGTCAAGACTGCTCTTGGTGGCAAACCAATCATTGTCAACAGTGCTTTCCGCTCTAAAGCAGTCAATGATGCGGTAGGTAGCAAAGACACAAGCCAACACCGCACAGGTTGCGCTGCCGACATTCGTGTGCCCGGCATGACCCCAGATGAGGTGGTGAAGGCCATCATTGCTGCCAAGCTAGGCCATGACCAAGTTATTCGTGAGTTTGACAGATGGACGCATGTGAGCATTCCTAATCACATCACTGACAAACCCAGGTATCAAGCCCTCATCATTGACAAGGAAGGGACAAGGTTTTATGCCTAAGAAGAAGTTTCCTAATTTAAGTGTTGGCAGAGGCGAGAAGCTGTCTGTCAAAAAGGGTGGAGGCCTGACTGCAAAAGGCAGAGCCAAGGCCAACAGAGCTACGGGTAGCAACCTCAAAGCTCCCACCAAGTCTGGCCCCCGTCACAAGTCCTTCTGCGCCAGGTCAAAGAACTGGACAGGAGAAAGAGGTAAAGCAGCAAGAAAGAGATGGGGGTGCAGATAATGGCATACACACCTAAAGCCAAGCGTGGCTTGTACTTCAACATCAACCAACGGCGCAAAGCTGGACTGCCTCCTAAGAGGCGTGGTCAAAAAGGTTATCCGACTAAAGAAGCGTTTCGGCGCTCTGCTGAGACTGCTCGACGCTGACCTTCCGCATCTCGCACTGCAAGTGTGGGCCGTGATAGCCTATGCTTTCAATCTGAAATGCACCCACAAAGCCATACACACTGGCCCACCGCTTCTTGTCATCAAAGTATTCACCCCAGGTATCTGGCGTGATGATGTTCACATGTGTCGGGTCTTGGAAAGCGGCTGCATGTGGGAATGCCGGGGTGGATGAGTAGAACAACCCACCCGGCTTTAGCACCCTCCATATCTCGTTCATCAGGTCTATGAACGGATACTTAGCTTCCTTGTCCACATACACAACCCGTGGGATGTGTTCTATGAAATCAAACGCTGTGATGTAGTCATAGGAATTGTCCGGGCACGGGATAGGCTCCCACACCAAGTCAGCTTGCAAGTCTGCGATAGGAAACATATCCAGACCCATCAAGAAGTCAGACTTGTAGTGGTTGCGTATATTTCTACCGCAACCCAAGTCAAGAGAGATTGTCTTCATGGCGCTGGCAGCAAGCCACCCTCAAACAAGTACGTCCCAAAGTGCCCCAGAACAGCCCAGGGTGCGGCATACACTTTGATGCCATGCTCCCGTCACTTGATGCAGAAATAGTAGTCCTCTGACAACAGGCGCTCTGTCCCCGGCTCAATGCCGCAAGCAAAGTATTCAACGATGCGGTCTTGCTTGATAGTGCCGTCCAGGAAGGTTACGTCATTGACATAGTTGGGCATGAGGGTAGAGAGCTTCTCCAGCACCTCACGCTTGATAAGCATGAACCCTGTACCACCGTTCCATATCTCTACAGGCTGGTCAGCAGGTACGGTGACTGCACCCTTGTAGTCCACCAGGTTGACCACCAGAGAGCCTGTGCGGGTCTTTAACTGGTCTGTGGGCACACCGTCCTTCACCGCTTGCTCAACACCTGCCCAGTTGATTTCTTTCTTAGGATAGATGCCGCAGATAACGTCTACATCTGCTTCCCCCATCTTCACAATGTCGGCTGGATTGAAGCGAATATCGGCATCTATAAACATTAAATGCGTTGCTTCTGGCTTTTGCATGAAGCCGTGTGCCAGTGCGTTCCTGCCTCGCTGGATGAGGCTTTCGTTAAACATGCAGCTAAAGCTCATGTCGTAGTCATGCTGGCGCAGTACCCCTGCGGCGGTCAGCAGTGACTGGGTGAAATACCCTGTACACATGCCGCCATACATAGGGGTTGCGATAAAAATGTGTGCTTTGCTCATGGTGTTCCTTGTTGGTTAGGTGGCAGACTGTCGGGATAACTCTGGTCTGCCAGCAGAGGCCTAACCCTCAGCTTTGCGCTGAAGTCGCTCCCGGCTGCGAGTCTGTTTTCACAATCTCCATCGCATCCTCAAACCCAGAGGTGTAGGCGATATTCCAGATTTCCTGGAGAGACATGTTCAGAAACTTTTGAGTGTACTCAACGGCATTACGCCCTTTTTCCAGTGATTTCTGAGATGGTTGAATTTGTTGCTGTGTCACGATATATCCTCAATTCTTAAAACATACTTGTTGGTCTTAGCTGACTTACGCCAGCCATGCACTTCTATCCTGATTCCAGCCTCTCTGACCAGAGCTAACGTGTCGGAGGCCATAATCTTCTTTATGCGGTCACTGACAGCGGAGGCAGTCACCTGCACTGCCAGCACCTCATTCTTGCGTATGGCAAGCAGGTCAGCCCACCCCCAGAGGTCTTTTCGTTGTTTCGTGAAACTGTTCCACTTCTCAACAATTTCAACGTGGTAACCCAACTCACGCAGGTGAGCCAGACTACGCTGGGTGGGTGAGACTTTTGTTGCCATCAGAAGGGAATGTCGTTGTCGTCCCTGCGCTGGGTGTAGCGTGGTGCAACCTCTGTAGGTCTACCCTCTTCCAGCTTCTTCTTCTTAAGCCAGTTGTCTTCTTTGACTGCCAGCAGGTTGTAGCCACGGCTGGTAGGCTTTTGCCACAATGCCAGCTTTAACTTCTCTCCAGCCTTGTAGTCCATTTCCAGAACGACAAAGCCTTTGAAGTCCGGGCCTTTGGGTGACTTGCGCTGGGATTCTTCCTCCCAGTAGCACACACCCATGCCGGGTTGTTCTTGATGTGGGTTAGCCATTTCTTTCCTTTCGTAGTGAGTATTTGGCAAACTCTTTGCCGTCTTGAGAAACCATTGTTGTGTGGATGGGGTATCCCTGCCGCCGAAGATATTCGATATGCGCCGCAAGCCTGAAGCTGCCATAGTTGTCTAGTGCCTCTCTAGGTGTTAGCGGCCCAATGTTTTCCAAGTGATTCAAAATACTGGCTCGTTGGGTTCCGAACCTGTTGGTGGCAGGGGTTCTGGCTTTGGGACGTTCACACTCCCACCAGCCTTGACAATCTCACCCTTGAGCTTGATGTTGGTGAAGCTATCAAACTGGGTGGTGACAACCACGTTTGTGCCTTTCAGAGCTTCCAGCTTCTCAGCCTTTTCTTCATCGCTGAACTTGGGCGAGACAGAGATGCGGTGGACTAGAGAGCAGTAACCCTCTATCCATTCGTCTGTCGTGTGATAGCTTGCATACGGTTTATCAGAGCCTGGGACGTAGAGGTGATATGCCCCATCTGCCACTTCCACTCCCACATCTTGCGGGACTTCATCAACACGTTCTGCTGTTCCCATATCCACCGTCTGGCGGGGTTGAAAGTCTTGTACCTCTTCGGGTGTGTATACGCCAACAACACAGCCCGGATAGACCGCCCGTATACCCTCCGATAAACACCTTGCTCTAAGCATTGCACGTGGATAGTTTTTCCAGTTGTCCTTACCAGCGATACCAATTTGTTTCGCCTGGGCGAGCGTCCAAGTGACCTCAAGCGAACCTCCCGCAGGGTGGCTAAATACTCCAGAAACTTCTGCATCTGTATACACCTTCCATTCAACTTTTCCACCAGCTTGCTGGAACCTTGCCAGCATTGCATCTGCTTTCAGAGCCGGACGGCCCTGGATGATGTGGTAGTCCCGTGCTGCGATAGCGGGGTGCAAACCCTCTGCTTGACACAGCAACATGAGTGCTACCGCTTGGTCAGGGGTCTTCATCCCGAACAAGCCAGACTTGGACACGGCAATAGCCATGCTCTCGATTTCGCTAAAAGGCACAAGATTACTCATAAGAGTTTCTCCAAAATAGTTATAGATAGCTCTACAAGAGAGCAAAAGGCCATGATGTAAATGCTGAGATTAGTCATTCTTAACCTCCCTGGCCTTCAGCATTGCGTCTGCCATTCGGTAATAACGCCTTGCGGAATCTTCCATTGTTTCTCCGTTGTTTCCAGCCACTTCAGCGGCCCAGTCGCCTTGCATCGCCTTGGCAGCAAAGTAGTCACGCAAGTCCATACCCTCTGCCATCGTGGTGTTGCCAGTGGTGGGGTGTTTGTGAATAAAGGGATATGCTTTCATTTGACTAAGAACCTCCGTGAACCTGGGACGTTGACCACAAACTTCTCGTACACATCCGGCATGGCAGCTTGGAACAGCTTGCTGTCAAATTTCTCGCTGTACTTGGCATTTTTCCAAGTAGCCAACACACTGCCATCAAAGGTAGCCAGTTGGTTGCACTCACCCATGTAGCCTTGGATAAGGGTCTGCAAGGCGCTTTCCTGGGCCTCTAGAGCCTTTATCTGACCCTTGACAATGGTTAGGGTGCGGCAAGCCTCTTCAACGCTCCTGGAGGCCATCTTGGTGTTGTCCAGCCCCGTGGGGTATATCAGTCGTGCCTGTTCGGGAGTTTCGGGGGGAAGAGTTGTTCCGGCGGCAACATGTCCCCAATACCCAGCCATTTCCTTAATGAGCGCTTCTTTTTGCTCGTCTGTGATTTCGAATGGAATAAGCACAAACTCTTGACCACCAAAAAGCACAGCCAGATAAATTTTCCGTACGCCGTATACCGCCGCTTCGTGGATAACCTGAGCCATGTCAGCAGCAGGGATGAGGCCGCTATCGTCAAATTTATTTCGCACAGCAGCGTTGTAGTTCTTACACTCGACCAGGATAGTTTCGCCATTGAGTTTCCCGTGATAGTCAAAGTGTGATTTAAGCCAGGGGTGTTTGGGATGCGTGAGAGCTTCCTCAATCTTCTCCAGCCGCACCCCCAGTTTCTCGCTGGCAAGGTTTGCAATGACAGGCTCCATCACATGACCCATCTGCACAGCTTCTATGCCGGACAAGTCTGGAATCTCCATCTTGCCCTGCTTTGTCAGGATGACCTCGTTGGCCTTGCCACTGGCAGCACGGCGAGAGTCACCTGACCACCATGCTGAGTTACGGGTTTCTGGTGAGAAATCAGACATTTTTAACCTCCAGCCCGTTAATGATTGCAATAACTTTCTTTAACCAATGAGCCTCATATTGGCTGACGGCAAAGAGAGGAAATGTTTGTTCATAGACTTTGTGTGCGTCATCAACAACATTTGTCAGGTGAATTGTTATCGTGGCATATTCGTATTTTTTTAAATCAGACATTGCTGGCCTCCTTCTCTTCAAACAGCACGGCATCAGGGCCGCAGGGCTTGGTAGAGCAGCGTTGAATGGCGCAGAAGGGTAGGGTATCAAGAGGGACGATAAGCCCCGTTACGAGGCTTGTGGCACGTATGACGGTGCATCTGCCAACTTCGGGGTTGATGGAGTGTTTCTCCATCGCAAAATGCTTGCAATTTATACAGAATTTCATGTGGAACTTCCTTTGTTTAGGTTAGGGTGAGATTGAATTATACAGGTATTTGGTTAGTGTGTATAGGTGTTTACCCTCCTGTCTCTGTTTTCAAACATTGTTTGATGCCGGAGTCTGAGTTTGCGTAGGTTCACATCACCCCCCGCATTTCCCAGCCCAGCAGAAAATAATTCCAGCGGGTTGTCATGTTGGCATTAGTAAATTTTTCACCATCCCATTCAAGTTCAGATTCAGCATATCCTTTGCCTGTCATCAGGGCTATAAAAACTTGTCGTGCTTTCATTGGTTGCGCTCCTCTAACTGGTGTGTATTTGAATACGCACTAGGTTGTATCTGCTCTGGCTGTGCCAAGGCTTGCGCCTTATTCCAAGCAATCTCACACATACGCATAGTGTGTTCTTCACAATCATGGTGCGTGTATGGGGCTTGACTGCCCTCGTTGTACCACCATGCTTTAAATGCTTCTTGTGTCATGTGTTCTCCTTCTTTTCTGTCAACAAATTAAGAACCCGATAGTCTCTCTTTAGCCACTCCTGGTAATCGGGCAGTGAACCTTGTTTGTTTGTCAATTCCTGCCAGGCTTCTTCTTCTGCATCATCTATCTGTGCCTTGCGCCAGCCGCTACGCTGGGGGATTCGCTTGGCGCACCCATAACTACAGTTGTGTAGGCATAGTCTGGTGTGGGGATACGTGCAATCGTTAGGGTCTTTCATGCTTGGGTCTTCCTCTCTTTAGTTTGGGGCTAGGGGCAGTTACTGCTTGCTCTTGGGTTGAGAAGTAGTGAAGGTTAAAACACACTCTTCTTCTGTAGATGTAGTTGGCCTTGGTGGTCATGCTCCTCACCACCTCTGTCGGGGCTTGGCATAGTGGGCATTTCATCTATGTCTCCAGTTAGGTATAGGGCTGTGTTGATTACCCATTGGGGGTAAACATCACCCTCTTTGTGTCGGGCTAGGATACGTTGAGCTTGCTGGACGTTCATGGGGCTAGATTCCTTTCAGGCATAGGTTCCCCAAGGGTGAGAAGCCTCACACTAAGCCCATGCGCTGGGCGCACTAGCTTCCCCTTAAGGGTGCGTTTCATTCGATGGGGGTCTTGTCTCACCATGTCCCTCCGTCTTTTGCAGTACCACGCACACAGTCTGCGAGGGTTATCAGCGGGGTGATGCGCTGCCCTATGTTCTCTCCCACGCCACCCATCTAGGTGCTTGCTATCGTGTGGGGTACGGATGACATGGGGCAATAAAAAAAGCCACTTAGCTCTACCCTCGGTGGAAACCCTACGGATTAGACCAAGGGCGAGAGTAGAATTAAGTGGCTTCATTTCATTGCTTTCCACGGCAACGGGGTAAATCATATCAAAGCCATCTGGGGCTTGTCAACACCCCATTGTTCAGCCATGGCATTTGCTATACCTTTGAAGAACTTGCTGCGGTTCTTGGCATCATCCCCACGCTTTGCCGCACCCAGGCTTTTACCTCCCAGTTTGCGGCTTGTCCCTGATGGGCAGAACGGCACAATGTCTTTGGTCACAATGTCAGTTGACATAAGGGGCGGTAGGTTCTTAAGCCACAGCAGGGTCTTTTTTGTGTATGGTTCGCCAAACATCCACGGCTGCACCATCTGAGACTCTGGGGGCAATCCCACAATGTTTAGGGGCTTAGGGTTTTCCACACAAATTCTAGGTATTGGGGCATTTAAAAGAGTAAGAAAGAATTCTTTTGCTTCTAATGCTTTGCCTAATCTTTGGGGGTCAACAACACCTTTTTGCGGGTACATCCTGCAAGCACCAGCGTTGGACATATATGTGCATGGGGGATGGGCAATCATCAAATCCCAATCATGGTCGAGTATGTCTAACACGCTGCATTGGTAGTGGTCGCCCAGGGGTGACTCAGAGGGCAGTAGGTCACAGGATGCCGCATAGTGCCCAGCACGTATGAAGGCATCCCTGACTGTGCCAGAGTATTCACAGGCTACTAAAACCCTCACAATTCACCTATCAGCAAACCAAGGACAAAGCCCAGAGCAAAGAGGGCGACAAGGTACAAAACATCATCAGGGTTTACCTTATACACAGTTTTATCCACAGATTCCCAGTCATCTTTGGGGAAGGCTTCCTGCAAGGTTCGGGGGTATCTGCGGGTGGTCGGGTTGAGGTCTTGGGGCTTAATGTGTTGCATCACTTCACCTCTTCAATGTTTAGGTCGGACTCGCTAATTTTTTTATCTTGACAATAATCCGCATGGTCAATGTATCCGTGACGGTTGCAGAAAATATCCAGGGCTTGATTCATGTCACAGGCAATGATTGTCGTTTTGCTGTGCTGGGCATCGTGCCAGACGTTGAAAAGATTATTCATGTTATCTCCAGGGTTAGGAAAGGGGCAGGAATGCCCCTAGAAGGGGCAGGAAGGGGGTTAATACTCGGTTGTCAGCATATGAGTCCATGCTTTCCCGTTATATGTGGCGTAGGTCTTAATTTCATCCATAGGAAAATCGGTAAACGGGATGTATTGCGTCATCCAAATCAGCCCATTACCATCGTCAAGGGTCAATTCAGCGTCAGAGTCACCGATTTTTCTCAGTTTTGCAACTGTGAATTCAGTGTTTTGATTCAGCCCTTGTGTGGTCAAGTGTGAATCAATAGCATCAAACAGCCAATAAGCACCAGCAACCTCAGCCAAATACTTGCAACCATCGGTTAGCACCGATTTGGTGAGCATATTCCAGCGATATAGGTTTTCAGACCCGTAAAATTGTGACAAGTCAATTTCAGTGTTTTGCATGATATTTTCTCCAGGGTTAGGGTTACAGTGCACAAAATAGCGCACTCCAGAGGGCACGTTATGCCCTCCAGGGTGAGTTATGCAGTCACTGTATCCAGGGTTTTGGCACGGCTGCACCATGCCGGGACTGTCACGGTGTTATGTTCACGCATAGGCATAATAATGCCAACAAACAAGGGTTCACTGTCAATATTGACAATGCCAGAGTGAGAACCACGCTGCATAATCTGCACCGTTACACTTTTCCCGCTTGAACCTAAATCTTTCGCACAATCATAAAATGCCATAATGTACTCAGGGTTGTAAGTGCTTGGTTCGGTCGGGTGTTCGCTTGTGATTGTCGGGCAAACCCTGTCACAATCAGGGTAACGTGCTTCATGCGCTTGCACCGTCATGCTAGAACCATCGGGACAAATAACGCTGATTTTCACACCGTCAACGGTGAAATGCAGGGTTTCATTCCCTTTTTTGCCACCAGCGCCCAGGGTCTTAACTGCATCGCTTGGCACAAGCACACTAGCAGCCACTGCACACGGTGTTTCATCAATCAACAATCGGCCCAGCATATGACCATTGGTTGACTCAATATATGTGCCACGATTGTTTTGCACTACTTGAATCCCTTGCAAGTAATATCGAATGTCCTTCACTGCCATGAAACGTGACATGGCTTTGAGTTGTTTACGTTGTACTGAGAATTGCATACTATGCTCCGGTTAGGTTAGGTTAGGTGAGTGCACTTTTTCGATGCTCTCACCTATATAGCATAATAGAATCATGCCAACGCTTGTAAAATGTTGATTT